GCCAGAACTTATTCCAGTCGCCACGGTGCGGCTCGATGTGGTCGGCGATCACCGCAGGCACCACATGGCCCGCGCCCGGATGCAGATGCAGATGCACCCCCTGTGCAAGCATTGTCTGGACGAGGGCCATGTGGTGCCTGCGGTGATCGCCGACCACATCGAGCCGCACCGTGGCGACTGGAATAAGTTCTGGCTGGGTGCGTTGCAGTCCCTGTGCCGTCACTGCCATGAGAGCGGCAAGAAGTATCAGGAAGCGAGGGGCTTCCGGTCCGACATCGGGGCAGACGGGTGGCCTACAGACCCCCAGCACCCGACCTATGGGAACAAGGTCAAGTAGCTGATAGTATTGAGCTTTATGTAGGACCTTAGTCCTGCAGGGTAGATTGGGTGATGGCCTGTAGCTGGTCTCCTCGTTGCCTGTAAGACATTGATATTGCTGCACACTCTACCTCTTATCTGAAGATACAACCTGAGAGGGATTGTGGGTTCTTAGCCTTTTCCGAATACAACCTGTCAGGTTGTGCTCCGAGAAGGGTATTCTCTATCAGATCGGGCCTATAAAGCGTCGAATAGGTCAACGATATCAATGGTTTATGAGGTGGGTTCGTCCGCTCTGAAGCGGTTTCAGTTGGCTATAACCTATTGATATTGTTACTCTATTTGGCCACTGCAGGGTTCAGTCACACTAGAGGCTTAACCTATTGATATTGCTAGTGTTCTTCACATAATACCGTTTATCACTTAGCCTGCGGTGAGTTGTCGCACGGGGTGGTAACCCATTGGTTTTATTAGCGAATTTGACCGGGCCGGGGGGGACATCGGAAATAATGAAGTTCCTCAAGGTTCCCGCGCGGCGGCGCTCGACCTATAAAAGAAAATCCTTCTACGGCGAAGGGTGTTTTCAGGAGGTTTATGCTAAATGTCTGAGGTATCCAAGTCTGACAAAAAAACACAACCGGAAGATGTAGGATTAAATCCCATGGTCCCCGGCACACAACCGGAACCGTTGGAGGAACTTTCGGCCGAAGAGCGCGCAGAATGGTACAAGTTTACCAAGCGGATGCCAATCGACTGGTTCCCGCCGGAAACGTGGCCCATGCTGGCCCAGTTGTGCCGCCACATCTGCCAGAGCCGCTGGGTTGGCCAGTGCCTGCAGGAGGTTCGCGCGGGCCTGCTGGACGTCACCGACGAGGACCAGCTCAACACCCTGATGAAGCTGCAGAGCCTGCACGACCGCGAGGGGCGGGCGATGACGGCCCTGATGGTGCGCCTGCGCCTGACGAGCCAGCAGCGGATTCCCGACGCCGACGTGGCTGACAGGACGCGCGAGAAGGTGGCCCGCGAGCATGTCGAGGAGCCGCCGTGGGCCCATAGCGCGCGGACCATCGCCGCGACCCGGCAATGACCGACCTTGAGCGGCTGATCACCGAGCGGCAGGACCAATTGCGCGGACGCCGCGAAGACTGGCTCGACCGCTTCCGTCACTGGCGCGAGCGCACCGACCCGGTCGGCGTTGCGATGATCGTCGGCGCGGTGGTGATCGCCGCACTGTTGCTGTGGTTTGCGCCGTGACCGACGTCCTGATCGACGTCCCGCTGACGCCCGCGATGCGCGCCGAGCGCAACATCGCGTGGTGCGAAAAGTATCTGTTCCTGCCCGAGGGCAAACACGTCGGCGAGCCCTTGGTGATGGCCGACTTCATGAAGGAGGATTTCCGCGCGATCTACGGCAACGAGCACGGCACACGGCGCGCGATCATCTCAAGAGGCAGGAAGAACGCCAAAAGCGTCGAGTGCGCGGCCATCGTGCTGCTGCATCTGTGCGGCCCCGAGTATCGGCCGAACGGCTCGATCTATTCCTGCGCGCAGTCCAGAGACCAAGCCGCGATCATCTACGACCGCGCATCCAAGATGGTGAAGCTCTCGCCCGTGTTGCGCCGCGTGGTGAAAATCCGCGAGAGTGCCAAAGAGCTGCGCTGCCCCGGCGTCGGCACCATGTACAAGGCGCTCTCGGCCGAGACCTCCACCGCCTTCGGTCTCTCGCCGGTTCTGACGATTCACGACGAACTCGGTCAGGTGAAGGGCCCGCGCTTTCCGCTTTATGAAGCGATGGAGACCTCGACGGCAGCGCAGGAAGAGCCGCTGACGGTGGTGATCTCGACGCAAGCGCCATCGGATGCCGATCTGTTGTCGATGCTGATCGACGATGCGCTGACCGGGGCCGATCCACGCACCGTGATCCGCTTCGACTCCGCGCCGATGGATGACGACCCGTTCGAAGAGGCGACGATTGCGAAAGCCAATCCGGCGCTGCACATCTTCATGAACGCGGCCGAAGTGCTGGCGATGGCGGAGGACGCAAGGCGTCTGCCCGCCCGTGAAGCCGAGTTCAGGAATCTGGTGCTGAACCAGCGTGTGGAGGCCTCAAACCCTTTCGTCACCCCGAGCGTGTGGAAGGCCTGCGGCAGCCCGGTGCTGCCGTTCGCCTCTACGCTGCCGCTCTACGGTGGGCTCGATCTCTCTTCCGTCGCTGACTTGACGGCGCTGGTCCTGATCGGCCAGCCCGATACCAAGAAGTGGCATGTCCATCCGACGTTCTGGCTACCGTCAGAAGGTCTGACAGAGAAGAGCCGCACCGACCGCGTGCCCTACGATCTGTGGGCCAAGCAGGGCTTTCTCGAAACCACGGACGGCAACTCGATCAAGTACGAGACGGTGGCGAAGATTCTGCGCGACCTGTTCAACCGCTACAACATCCGCAAGCTCGCGTTCGACCGCTGGAATTTCGCGCACTTAAAACCGTGGCTGGAGAAGGCGGGCTTCTCGGTGCAGATGATCGAGGACCGCTTCGTCGAATTTGGTCAGGGAACGCAAAGCATGTCACCCGCGCTGCGCAGCCTAGAGGAGCTGCTGCGCGACAAGCAGATCGCCCACGCCAACCACCCGGTGCTGACGATGTGCGCGGCCTGCGCCGTGGTCGAGGGCAAGGACGACGCCAACCGCAAGCTGTCGAAGAACAAATCATCCGGCCGCATCGACGGCCTCGTCGCCCTCGCCATGGCGGTCGGCGTCGCGCAACAGATGCGGCCGGTGGACGTCTCGACCTTGATCGCGTGATGCCGAAAGAAATCCGCCTGACGGTCGCCTGCGATACGCGCCTTGCAAGGCTGCTGCTTGAGACGCTCGCGCCGCTGTTGAAGGACGGCGTGCTGGCTGAGACCGATCTCCGCCGCATTGTGGCTGGCGCGATCACGACGACAATGCTGACGCGGCCCACGATCTGAAATCTGCAGCCCGCCCCTTTTCAATCCCTTGAGCGGGGGCGGTCCTCCCGCGAGCGCCGCAAATGGGCTCGCGGGCTTTCTATTTGCGCGAAGGGGACAACGTGAAGACCATCACCAAGGCCGATCTCGGCATCACCACCTCGACCACGCGCAAATACATGCAGCCCGGCGAACAGGACGTGCTGCTGGCGCTGGTCGCCTCGATCAAGCCGCGCGTTTTCGTCGAGGTCGGCGTCAACGAGGGCCTGACCGCGCAGGCGGTGCTGTGCGATTGCTGGAGCATCGAGAAATATGTCGGCATCGACATCGACGCCGCCTATCAATTCGAGATCCCGGCGCAGCGCTCCGAGCGCCCGGTCGAGCCCGGCCTGTTGGTCAAGCACGATCCGCGCTTTGAGCTGGTGCTGCGTGGCAACCCGATGCCAAGCGAAGCCGACGTCGTCTTCATCGACGGCGACCACGGCAAAAAATCGGTGCTGACGGACTCGATCTGGGCCACCGCCATCGTCAACCGGGGCGGCCTGATCATCTGGCACGATTACGGCAACCCGACCGTCGAGGTCACGCAAGTGCTGAACAAGCTCGACACCCACGAGCGCGAGCTGGTGCATGTCGAGGGAACGTGGCTGGTGTTCGAACAGCGATGACCGAGATCGTCGCCGCCAACGCCGTGATCGCGACCCAGCACGTCAACACCGGGATCGGCTACTTCCGCGCCAACCGGTTTGCGGAAGCGGTCGCCTGCTTCGACGCCGCGCTGCGCTACAAGCCCGACGACAGCTATGCCCGCTACAACCGCGCCACCGCGCTGTTGTCGCTCGGCGACTATGAGCAGGGCTTTCCGGAATACGACGTGGCGTGGCGGCTGTTTCACTGGCGCGGCTTCGGCCCGGTCGGCGACGACATCGACCGCATCAACGAAAAGCCGCTGTGGAAAGGCGAACGCGGCGTTCGCTTGCTGCTCTACCACGAACTCGGCCATGGCGACGCCATCATGGCGATGCGCTATCTGCCCGAGATCAAGCGCCGCGCCGAGGTGACGCTGGTGATCGACGAGGCGCTGGCGCGGCTGGCGCAGCGCTTCGACGTCAATGTCACCACCAAGGTGCCGGACGATCTCACCGGCTTCGACGCCCGCCTGCCGCTGTTTGGCGCGATGAGCGCACTGGGCGCGAGCGCCACCACGATCCCGGCCGCGCCCTACATCCACCCCTTGGTGTGGCAACCGCAGTCGAGGGACATCGGCATCGCGTGGTGCGGCCGGACCCAGATCAT